GACATGACCGAGAGCGGCCGCCGCGCCCTGCAGCAGGGTGCCGTGATGAATCCCCGTCAGCGCACCTTCATCATGCGTTACCGTCCGGGCATCCACTTCCGCCAGCGGGTGCGCATGGTGCGGTCGGGCGAGACCTATGTCATCGAGGATGTGAACGAGTCGGTGAGCGACGGCCGTATCCGCCTCACCGTGTCGAGTATAGCGGAGTAGCGTATGGCGGAGGTTATTATCGTCGAGTACGACTCGACACAGTGGGATGCGCTGATGAGCGAGCTGAACCCGTCACAGCTGCGGCGGGCATACAAGGCGGGCATGAAGCCCTCGGCACAGGTGATACAGCGCTATGCGGTCGATGAGCTCAAGAGCCGTCACCCGGCGGCCGCCAAGTATGCCAAGGAGGTGAGCATACAGGTGTGGACGCGCGGCGGAGGCTATACCGTTGCGCTGCGGCAGGGACAGATCGCCCTCGAGCGGTCGAAGTCGGGCAATATGGTGAAGTATTCGCACCTGCACATACTGCGCTGGCTCTCGACCGGAGTCAGCAACCGAGCAACCAAAAAGGGCTATAACCGCGGTAGTATAGAGGGCTCGCACTTCTTCTCAACGGCCGTTCGTAAGAGTATTCCGGAGGCTGTCGGGATAGTGGGCGACAGCATTGCCAAAGCACTGGAGAAGGCAGCACAACGCGCAAAACAGAAGAAAGGCAAGTTATGACAGGTATCTCAATCGGCAAATACATCTACGCACAGTTGATGGCATCGGAGCAGTTCCGCACGCTGGTCGGGACGAGGCTCTATCCCGTGGCGGCGGATCAGGGCACCGATATGCCCTATGTGACATACCACCGTACGGCGTTGGCGACGGAGTACACCAAGGACGGATGGGAATCCGACACGGTGTCGGTATCGTTCCGCATCGTTGCTGGCGGCTACCTTCCGGCGGCCGAGATTGCGGAGGCTGTACGCGCCGCACTTGAGAATGCGAGAGGGTCGTATGGTGATGCAAAGGTGTGCGAGGCCGAGGTCGTCAACTCGGTGGATGCCTATGACCTCGATTTGGATGCCTATGTGCTGAGCCTCGATTTCAGATTTGAAACCAATTAAATAGCAGATATATGGCAAAAAGTAAAGCATTGGAAGGCAAGGACGTGATGCTCTTCCTCGACACCAAGACCGTCGCGCTGGCGACTTCGTGTACGCTGAACGTAACGCGTGAGTCAAACGATGCATCGTCAAAGGATGACGGTGTGTGGGAGGCCGATATTCCGGGCGATATGTCGTGGACGGCAAGCAGCGACTCGCTCTTCGCCCCGAAGGAGGGTCTCGATACGACGCAGCTGGCCTACGACGAACTCTTCAAGGCTATGGTTGAAGGCAAGGATGTAGCCGTGGTCTTCGGCCAGATTACCAATCCCAGCAGCGGAGGTCTGCCGTCGGGAGGATGGACCGCGCCGACAACAAAGGGCTACACAGGTGTAGCTCATGTCACCTCGCTCGACTGGACCGGAGCAAAGGGCAGCTCGGCTACCATGACGGTGTCTTTGACCGGCAACGGCCCTCTGACTCCGCAAACTGAAGATAAACGGTTATGACGGTCAAAATTAACAACAAGGAGTACCGCTTCGAGTATCGCGGGTTTGGCCCGCTCTACACATACGAGGTGATTACGGGCGAGGTGTTCAAGGCGGCATCGATGCGCAGCCTGCACGTACTGCTCTATGCGACGCTGCTTAACGGCAACCGCGAGGAGTTCGCGATGGGACTCGAGGAGTTTCTCGAGTGGCTCTATGAGCATCCCGTGCAGGAGAAGGCCATGGCGCAGGCCGTGGCCGACGAACACAGCCGCCGCAACGAGTTGGCGGCGGCAACCGCAAAAAAAAAGTAAAAGGCAAGACGCTGTCGGTGCGAGAGCTCTACGCGCTGTTGGTCGGTGAGGCCGGGATCGATCCGCGCTATTTCCTGCGCGAGATGACTCCTTGTGAGGCCGCCGACTACCTCGAGGGCTACAAGCGTCGGCAGCGTTCAGATTGGGAGCGCTCACGCATAGGGTGGTTCATCGCCGTCAACGACGGCAAGGGCAACAAGGATATGAAGGAACTCTTCCCCTTTGCGTGGGACCCCAAGCCCCGACGAAAGAGAGTGACACAACGCCAGCGGGAGGAGCTGCGGCGACGCGCCGAGGCCCTCGCGGCACAAATGCAGAGAGTCAATGGCAAAGAGTGATACGGTCGATTACAAGGTCAAACTTGCGATCGACAGCAAGGAGTACCGGGCGGCGCTGCGTGCCGCCAACGCCGAGGCCAAGCAGTTCAAGAAGCAGCAGAAAGAGTCGTTTCAGACTGCAGGCAAGGGCGCATCCGACGGTATGGGAATGGTCATATCGGCGGTCAAGAAGCTCGCACCCGCATTTGCTGCGGGCGGCGCTGCGTACAAGGTTCTCAATACGGCCATGAAGGAGAACCAGTCGTGGACGGACGAGTGGGCACGCGTCACCGAGTCGGCAAGAGCCACATACGAAGCCTTTGCCAACACGCTTGTGAGCGGCAACTTCAGCGGCTTCTTCTCCAACATGCGCGAGATCATATCGACGGCCCGCGATGCCGCCGACGCGCTCGATGCTCTCGGCACAAACAAGATCTTCAACAGCAAGGAGCTGTCGCAACTGCGCGCTGAACAGGCCCGCCTGAAGTTTGAACTTAAAAGAGATGATATTTCACCTGAGTTGCGCGATCAATATAGACAACAGTTGGCTGCCAACTCGCAGCAGCAGCTGGATGTGACCAAGTCACAGGCCAACCAGAGCATGCAGACGGCAGCGGCATTACTTGTCTCTGAACTTGCGAAACGAGGCGTAAATACTTCGGTTGAGGATAACATCCGTTTCAACGAAAGCACGGGATTCTATGAGTGGCGTGAGGGGTCTCTGTATGATAAATATCTCAGCAATCTCGCGAAATACAATGAAACCGTTGAGGTTTATCAGAAAGAGAAAGAACATCGCTCATTTAGCAGTTCGTTTACGGAGGCAGGATGGCGCCGCGAAGCCAATATGACAGATGAAGTCTTTCGTTTGAAACAGGCTATATCGGAGATTTCAGACAAGACTCTGACAGAGTGGTTTCAGCTATTAGCTGACGCCGATGCTGCCATAACGTCGTACTACACAAGCCAAGGTGAGAATCTCGAAGTCATGCGCCGCAACCCGAACGCAGGTGAGGGTAATACCGGGGGCGGGAAAGGAGCCGGAATAGGAGGCAGTGCCTCTGCGGTTCCAGCCCCTGTCGGTTCGATTATGGAGGTCGAACAGCTGCTCTCTAAGGCCAAGGATGATTACAGGCAGGCGATGACCGATGCGGCCCGTGAGGCGGCGCGGGTGCAGGTCGAGGAGCTGCAGATGCGGCTCGACAAGATGCAGCAGATTCCAAAGAACAACCTCGGCGCGGTATTGACGGGCGACCTTGCCAATATGCAACTGCCGGCAGGTTCGCTGCCCGAACTAAAATTCGACCCGAACGTATTCAAAGAGCTGCCCACAATTGACGAGGCACAGTCAAAGTCGCTCGATGATTATGCCTCGGCCTTATACGCGATCTCCGATGCCTTCGGATCGGTATCGTCGGCAGCGGGCGGGGCTGATAGTTCTCTTTCGTCAATAGCCAATATCGCGGGAAGCCTGACCAATGTCGTGACGGCACTTCTTCCGCTTATTGCTCTCGACGGCGCCAAGGGATTGCCGTTTCCCGGCAACATCATCGCCGTAACGGGATTTATCACTGCGGCCCTCGCGGCCATATCCACGATCAGCAATGCGAAGTTCGCCTCGGGCGGTATCGTGGGCGGCACGTCGTACCGCGGCGACCGGCTCTCGGCCAACGTGAACTCCGGCGAGATGATTCTGAACCGCATCCAACAACGCCGGCTCTTCGATGCCATCTCGAGCGGGTCGATAGGCGGCAGCGGCGGCGGTGCGGCCGTAGTGCGCGGCGAGGACATCTATGTTTCACTTTCGAACTACATGCGGCGTTCGGGCCGCCGTCTGCTATGAGCGAAGCGGTTCCATATTACAGCTACAATCTGCACTATCGTCTCGCCTTCACGGGGCGTGAGGGAACGGAGTATGTGGTGGGGCTCTCCCGCCGCTCTACGCCGAACGATCCCGTCCCCGAGGCGGTCGAGCTGGATGGCGGGCCGACGCCGTTTCTGGTGTCGCTCTCCTCGGACGAGGATCTGCTGGCGACACGCCGCACCTCGACGGCGCGCATATCCTTTGCCGACGATATCGACCTCGGGGCGCTGCTGCCGTCCGACGGTTCGCAGTGGAAGGTCATACTTACACGTCAGAGCGACGGGCGGGCGCTCTTCACGGGCTACCTCACGGCAGAGGTATACACACAGCCCGACATCGACGGCCCGAACATCGTCACCGTGAATGCCGCCTCGCCCGCGGCCGTTGCGTGCGACGCGACCATGCCGCTGGCAGGGCTCTCGACGCTGACGGTGGGACAACTGCTCTCGATGGCTGTCGAGACTGCCGGCATCGAGGGCGATATTTTCATGCCCGCGACCTTCTCCTCGACCGATGGCGACGGCTATGCCCGCTATACCGAACCGCTGCGGATGAAGTTCTCCGTGTCGCTGTTCGTCGAGGAGTCGGAGAATGCCGACGTTACGGGTGCGGAGTTCGAGTACGGCACCTATGGCGATGCGCTGGATGCCGTCTGCGGCCTCCTCGGATGGACGATGTACGACACGGGCGACGGCAATCTCTATCTGGTCGAGCCGGGTTACTCGGGCCCCTATATGCGTCTTACGCGCGAGCAGCTGACGGCGGCAGATTCGTTCACCCCTGCCGTCGAAACGGCGGAGGCGATGCGTCTTTCGTCTGCCGAAGCAGTCGATACATCCGATACGGTCGACTTCCGACAGGGTTATGCCTCGGTGCTGCTCACGGCACGGCTGCAGGAGATAGACTTCGGCCTGCCGTCGGTTGAGGAGTGTTTCAAGGCATCGGGCTATGACATGGGCAGCGCGGTGATGACGTTCACGGCGTTGCAGAGCGGGGCGCAGACGCAGAAGTTCGAGAGCCGCTACAGGCTCGCCCGATACCAGTACACGAAGGGACGCTACGAGCTGCTGAAATATCGCGTTTCGGGCGATGTGGTCGAGGGGTCGGCAATCGAATGGGTGCCGGTCGACCTGACGGCATCGGACACGGCCGATGTGGCCGGGGCGTTCCTCCGCAAGTACGATTGGTACAACCCGAACGATGCCGAGGATAAACTGGAGTGGTCGCTTTCAACTGCAATCGAGATACGGGAGAAGATAGGCGGACCTAATTTCTTTCTCCAGATACCAGCGAATAACCCGCTGATCCGTGTAAAAGGCATCTGCGGTGTTATATCGAGTGGGGCTATCTGTATTGATATGGCGCTAATGGCGTTGCAACAGCCCGGATTCTGGATAACCTCGAATAATACATGGGGCGGCATATCTATGACATCCGACATTGCAGCCGGAAATAATTACGCTGCCTCTTTCGCAGGCCCGTCCGGACCCAGCGGTTTTGTCCGCGGTTATGTGTGGGGTGACGGTGATGTTATGCCGATAACCGCCTCGCTGCGTATCGGCAACCTCTATTGGACGGGGACAGAGTGGAGCGATACTTTCTCTTATTTTACCATTCCGATTAATACGGCGAATGGTCAGTGGCATGGTCAAGACTAACAAGACGCTCGATATGCCATACGCTGGCAGCAGCGGTCTATATATAGAGATAGACAGAGAGCTAAGCGGCGAGTTAGAGCTGTGTCTCTACACTCCGTTCTCTCTATCGGGAGAGTTTTATGATAGCTTCTACATCCGCGACCTGACGGTCGAGTATATGACGCCGATCGAGTGGATCGACTCTACGCAGAACAACGTCCGCTACTACCGCGACTTCGGCACGCGCTTCACCGAGCGGGCGGAGCGGTCGCTCACCCTGCACAGCCGTGTCAACGACTCGATCCAGATGTCGCTGCTGTACGCTGCGGACGGTCAGCCGCTCGACACGCTGCGCAAGGCCACATCGCTCACGGAGGAGAAGCCCGAGCGGTTTCTGCTGGACGAGCTGCAACGCCTCTACGGCCGTGCGTTTCGCCGCTTGCGTCGCGGTATGGCGCTGCGGGAGCTGCGGCCGTGCGACTACTTCGTCGGCGAAGCGGGCACGACGGCGTTGGTGGTGGCGGGCTGCGAGACCGATTATGCCGATGAGACCATGGGTGTGGTTCTGGCCGAAGTACCTGTTGCAAACAATATCGAATCATGAGAATAAAGGGAGATCAGTTGTATGCCTTCGCCGATCTGGACGGCGCGCTGAAGGCCGTAGGATGTTCGACGGACTGTTCGCTGTCTCTGTCTGCGGAGCCTGTTGAGGTGAGCGGCCGGGGATACGGACAATGGCGTCGTTACCGCCCGGGCCGCAAGTCGTGGGAGATGACCTGCTCGGGGTTCTATGCCGACCGCGGGACGTCGCCTACGTCGATGATGGGCGGCGTCGTGTCTATCGGCACCACGGTGCGCGTGGCCATGACGGTGCTGGCGGCTTCGCTGGTCGATGCTGGGATCGATCCCGACACGTTGAATGTCGACGGCACGGCCACACTCGTCGGCGAAGCTGTGGTTACGCAATGCACCTACAGCGGCTCGAAGGGAGGCGTGGCCACTTACAGCGTGACATTCACGGGTTCGGGCGCGCTCGGACCGCAAAACGCGCAGCCATGAGGATCACGGGCGGACAGATCTACATCTTCACCTCCACGGGCGGCGGACTGCGTGCCGTTGGGTCGGCGACGGACTGTGCCGTGCAGATCGAAGCCGAGCGCGTCGAGCTCTGCCCGAAGGGTTCCACCTCGAGACGTTACAGGACGGGGCGCATGTCGTGGAGCATCACCGTTGACCGCTTCTTCGCCTTTTCCGACGATGGCGGCATCCTGCCTGCCACCTGCCCGCTCGGGCAACCAATTACCGCCGCTGTGTCCGTATTAAAAAGGGCTCTTGTCGAGGCTGGTGTGGATCCCGACACGCTGCCGCCGGAGGAGACGGCGACGATAGTCGGTGAGGCCATAGTCACGGGGATCGTTCCGCGCGGCATACGAGGTGCGGCCGCCACATGCGGAATCACTCTCCAAGGGTCAGGCCTCCTGCAGGCGATGCGCAGAGCCACGGACGGATTCATATACACGCTGCCGATCATATTCAGGGAATGAGCGAGATTCAAAACATAGAGACGAAGGTCGAAAACGGAGGGACAACGCCGCAGGG